CTAAGATCATCACACACCTTCGTGCAACCAAGGGTCTGACCCAGCGTGAGGCTATGCTGGACTACAGCATCCAGTCATTCACTAAGCGTATCTCTGAGCTACGCAAGTCAGGCTACCGCATTGATGGTGTTAAGGGTAAGCACCCTGTGACAGGTCAGCAGTACACACGCTATGTGCTAATTGAGGAGACAGTGTGATGCCTAACTGGTGTAACAATAGCATAACAATCTCTGGCCCTACAGCTAAGATCAAAGCACTGTGGGATGAAGCTAACGCTAAACCAGAGGATGAGAATGGCTTGCTTCAAGCTATGGTTCCCATGCCTAGATGTGAAGATGGCTGGTATAGCTGGCGTGTCGATAGCTGGGGAACCAAGTGGGAGATTGACCTTGAAGGCTTAGAGTATGATGACAATGAGGATGGTACATCTACTATCTCTGGCTGGTTTGATTCCGCATGGTCTCCACCTATCGCAGCATATGATACATTCACTGCAAACAACCAGGACTGTACTGTTGAGGCGTCTTACTATGAGTGTGGTATGTGTTTCGTTGGTCAGTACAGCAGCGTAGAAGGTACAGACGATTGCTATACCTTTGACTTCACTGATGAAGATTGGGCTGCTGCTATTCCCTCTGATCTGGTAGAAGACTGGGGGCTAGACAATGAATACGAGAACTGGAAAGAATGGCAAGAGGAAGAAGAGGAGACAGCATAATGAGTATCAACTATCCGTTCAACACATCCAATCTTATGCCAGCCACGGGTTACTACAACCAGCTTATGCGTGAGATAGATGACGCACTCTGGATCGGCAACAAGGCTGAGGCTCTGGAGACTCTCGCAGAGGATGTGAAACAGTATGTAGATATGGGTGAGGCATGGTATCCAAAGTTCTAATGCACTCGCTGCCACTAGCCGTAGCTCTTGCGTATCTGGGTGGCTTCCTATACATCTGGTATCTTAACGTGAAAGGAAAGTAATATGAATATCCCCAAGGCTTCATCTACACTACAGGAAGTCATTGATTTCTATAGTAAGTCTGCTGTATTTGGTCGTCTGGCAGGCACTACTCAGAAAGATTATGACGCACAACTTGCTGCGGTAAGCAAGACTGTGGTTGAGGGTAAAGCTCTTGGGGATTATCGCCATAAGAATATCAAGGTACGTCATCTCACTCAGGCGTATGAGAGTTGGTTATCCGTTGGTGTTCGGACAGCTAACTATCGTAAGGCTGTACTGTCTATCGCCTGGAAACATGCAATGAGACATGACGTAATGACGCACGATCCAGTAGCTCTAGTACAAACCAGGTCTGGTCAACCACGGCGTGTACTATGGAGCCGCGATCAAGTGCAGACATTCCTTGCCACAGCTTATGGCGACTTCCGCTGGCGCAGCATTGGTCTGATCGTCCACATGGCATACGATTGGGGGCAGCGTGTTGGTGACATGCGTGTTCTCAAATGGGATAAGGTAGACTTAACTCAGTGCCGCTTGGACTTGACGCAGAGCAAACGTAATGCAGAGATTCATCTCCCTATCTCTAAGGGTTTGTGTGATATGCTGCGCCAGCAAAAGGAAGACTTTGGGTTTCAGGAATATGTAGCACCCCGTGTCAAGCCACGATGCAATGCGTACCCCCCATACAGTAAGATAGAAATAAGCTATCTTATCAATGACGTACTTAAAGAAGCTAACCTACCCATGACACTCACAGCTATGGACTTACGGCGTACCGCTGTGACAGAGATGATGGAGGGTGGGGTAGACTTAGCGGGTATCATGCAGGTTACAGGACACAAGGCCATAGGATCAATCAAACCATACATGGTCAACACATTCAGTGGTGCATCCAAGGCACTATCAGCTAGAGGAAACGATGACGATGAGTGACATAATACATTCTACTTGGGAAAGCATGTGGATTAAAGAGCTTTGTAAGGACAATCCTGATGAGGTTGAACTGGATTACCTTGACAAGATGAGAAAGGTTAGCTCTAGGTGTGCTAGTGAAATGGCATGTGGCGGGGTCAAGTTTAACCTCATGATGCTTATAGAGATACAGTATAGCATTAAACGCTTAAAGAAAAGAAAGTCTTTTCAGAGGTTTACTTATAACGATCTCTTAAATGCTGCAAAGTGTGGTGAGAGATGAACATTCGTGACTACGTTGAGAGCCTAGCACTAGGTGATGGACAGACACATCGTGGCAACTGCCCCGCCTGTAATGGCAGAGGCACATTCACCGCCAAGAATGATGGTGGTACTATGATGTACAACTGTTACAAGCTAGGCTGTGGATCTCGTGGCATCTATGACACAGACATGACAGCAGCAGAGATAAGGAAACGCATGAGACCTATGCCTGAGAAGGCCGTAGCTGAGGCTGAGACTATGGAAGTACCTGCTTACCTAGTCACACCCACCTTTGAGCATAAGAAGCACACAGCCTTCGTTCTACGCTGGGGTATTCGTAACTATCCTGGCTTACTTTATGATGTCAAACAGGAGCGCAGTGTCTTTCCGATACACTACAGGGGGCGTCTCATTGATGCAGTAGGTAGAGCGGTAGGTAAAAGGTCACAGCCCAAGTGGTATCGCTACACTGGCGCAGCCAATTACTTCACAGCAGGTAAGGGTGATGTCGTTTTACTTGTAGAGGATGTCGTTTCTGCCATCGTTGCCACCCAGCTAGTGCCTAACATCACAGCCCTGGCTATCCTTGGCACTTCACTGTCTAAGAAACACATGGAAAAGGTAGGCACATATCGTAAGGCAGTGGTTGCACTTGACCCTGATGCAATGGATAAGACATTACAGTTCAGCAGGGATATAAAACTCTGGACAGGTGTTGACACTGTTGCTATGAAACTAATAGATGATATTAAATATCGTGTCGAAGAGGACACGCAACAACTGAAGGAAGTTTGTACATGATTAAAGCAACGTACATTGACCACATGGGCACTGACCTGACTGTAGCTAATGCTGCTCGTGTGTCATTTGGTAAGACAAGTGAGATGGAGGATGACCCTTGGGGGCCACCAAAGCTCAAGGCTAAGGATGACAAGCTGATCCGTTATCTAGCCAAGCACAAACATATCAGTCCCTTTGGGCATTGCTTCGCAAGCTTCCACGTCAAGGCTCCAATCTTTGTAGCACGGCAGCTAGTCAAGCATAAGTTCTTGAGATGGAACGAGATTTCTAGGCGCTACGTGGATGATGAGCCAGAGTTCTATGTACCTGACGTGTGGCGTGGGCGCAGTGCTGACAAGAAGCAAGGCTCTGATGGTGTCGTTGATGTAAGTGACTGGGGTGATACTAACTGGGCATGTCTCAAAGCCTACAACGATCTTCTTGAACATGGTGTAGCACCTGAGATGGCACGGATGGTTTTACCACAGTCCACGATGACTGAGTGGTACTGGTCTGGCAGCCTTGATGCCTTCGCTGATATGTGTAACCTGCGCTGCAAGGATGACACACAGGCAGAGACACGAGAGGTAGCACGACAGATAGACCACAAGATGATTGAGTTGTTCCCTGTGTCTTGGGATGCACTAACGGAGGATGATGATGAGTGATGATCTGGAGAACAAGCTGGCGAAGATCGAGAGCCTGATGGTTCACCTTGTTAAGTTCGCAGAGCAATCAAAGGCCACAGCAGGCTCAGGGAATAGCAAGCGGCGAGAACACTATCGGATGCACGCACTATCAGAGGCTCTGGGTAAAATCCGTAAGATTATGAAAGGAGATGAAAGATGACTAAGCTATACGACTTAGAGCCAATGATAATGGACTGCTGGCATGTATGTGATGACCTTCAGGTTATCTTCAAACAGATAGGTGATGGTGAGCGTGACCCTACCCCAGACGAACTGATGAACGCCCTGCTTGGTATGCAGCAAGTGTATCAGTGGAAGTTCGAGCAGTTGTTCTTCAAGTATGAACAGGTGATAGCAGAGGGTAGAAAGAACTATGATTAGACCTATGACACCAGAGGAACGTAAGGCATCCCAAGAACGTGATGAAAAGAATAAGTGGCGCAAGTGTGTCAGCTGTGGTAATGCAAGCAAGGATACATGGTGTAGCTTCTGTCTGGAGGAAGAATGATTAACAGCCAGTGGAAGAAACTGATAGCACAAGAGAAAGCACACAAGGAGAACGCTATGCGAGATCATGAGTTTAGTGAAGCAGTGTTAGCTGAGCACACAATAGATAACGTCAACAACCCAGCGCACTATGGTAAGGGTAGCATTGAGTGCATTGACTACATCGAAGACTTCCTCACCACAGAGGAATATATAGGCTACCTGCGTGGTAACATATCTAAGTACCTACACCGCTGGCGCTACAAGAACAAGCAAGAGGATCTACTCAAGTCACAGTGGTACTTGGATCGTCTGATAAAGCTAAATGGAAAGGATAAGTCATGATACCTGTAGGTCAACTACGTTTGCTACTCACCAAGGCAGGGCTTGAGTATGTCATCACCCGTGTTGAGGGTAACGTAGCACATGTTAACATTCTTGTAGCGGAGCAACCTGATGTACACAGTTGAGTTTGAATCAGACGCTGCTGTAATCACAACCCTAGACCAGGATGACATGCACGAGGATGTGGAAGTCATCTTAGGTGATGATGGTGATGTATATATCCGACAGTTTGAACCAGACATGGGCTCGTACCAGATGATTATCATGAGCCATCAGCAACTCATTGATATTATGGCAGCATATAACAGTAAAGAGGGTGCGTTCTACATAACATTTGAGAGGCCACAAGTATGAATGAACTAGGACAAGGATTCTTCGCTGGTGTATTCGCAATGTATGTGTTAGGCGTACCATTACTATACCATATGGTAGAGCCAGAGGATGAGGAGATGGATAACTCTGGCCCTATCAAGTTTGCTTTCCTGTGGCCTTTGATTGCACTGGAAGTATTATATCGTAT